TAGGAGGTGCAGTTAATCTTCTTAGTACAGCCACAGTATCTGGTGCAACAGGTTTCCTTGGAACTGTAAGAGTTAGTGGTAATACTACAGTAGGTGGTACATTAGATGTAGCTGGTAATACCTCAGTAGGTGGAACATTTATATCTACTGGTGCAGCCACATTCGATGATGATGTATCTGTATCAGGTGCAGTATCTATAGGAGGTGCTGTAAATCTTTTAAGTACAGCTACTGTTAGCGGTGCAGCAGGATTTTTAGGAACAGTACGTGTAAGCGGTAATACAACTATCGGAGGCACGTTAGATGTAAATGGTAATACTTCTATAGGAGGCACATTCCTAGCTACAGGTGCAGCTACTTTTGACGATGATGCTTCTGTATCAGGAAATTTAAATGTTGGAGGGACAGCTACTATAGGAGGAGCAGCATTAATTACAGGTAATGTAAGTCTTGGTGGTCAACTTTTTCTAGCTAAGTCAGGAGCAGCAGCTATATCAGCAACAGCTATTAATGGTATTACTTCTGTTTCATTAAACTTTTCTAATGCTCAAAATTTTCTTACAACAGTTACAGCCGCACATACATTAGCTAGACCAACAAACGCAACTAAGGGACAAACAGGAAGTATTTTCTTTGTACAATCAGGAGGTAGTGGAACATTAGCATATAATACTTGTTGGAAATTTATTGGAGCTAGTGTTCCTACTTTTGCTACAAGTAATGGAGCAGTATCTAGATTAGATTATATTGTTGTATCAATATCTAGTGACAGTACTGGTGAAAATATACATGCAATTTTAACAAATGAATATGGACGTTAATTATGGTTTTTTCTAATAATTTACTTTTTGCAGCAGCAGCAGCAGCTTCAGCCGATTCTGGATTTAATACTTCATTAATTAGTAATTCAGTTTGGTTTGACTCTGGCGATTTCCTAACGCAAGATACAGCAGAAGCTAATTCTGGTCGTAAAGAAGCAATATTTTCAACATGGATACAAAGAACAAAACTTGGCGAACAAGGCATGATGATGTGTGTCAACGGTAGTAATTCTAATGATTATCTAGTATTAGATTTTCAATCAGATGACACTTTACGATTGCTTGCCTATGCAACAACGATTTTAGTTACAACTCAAGTTTTCCGAGACATTGGTTGGTATCACATTCTTGTTACAATTGATACCTCACAAAACGGCAACGACAGTCAAAAGATTTTTGTAAATGGTACTGAAATAACCACCTTCTCAACCCGTAATAATTTTGGCTCAAGTGCCGACATTGCTTGGGGCAGGAACGCTACTCATTTGGTAAATAGTTCTCCAACATCCGTTGGATCAAATCAAATGATTGGCTATATGGCGCAGACGGCGTTGATAACTGATAAGTCATTTCAGCAAGGTGATTTTAGTATAACAGATTTTTTAGATACGTTTACATTGGGTACAAATGGCTCCCAGTTTATTCCAAAAGCTGATGGTGACATTGCAACTATTGCAGGTACTGGAGGTAATAATTCTTTTTCTTTTGACTTTTCAAATAGCTCTGATCTTGGAAACGATACTAGTGGAAATAATAATGATTTTACAGCTACCAGTATGGCAGCGGCGAATCAAACAGAACATACTCCAAGTTTGTCATATCCAGTCTTCAATGTGCTTTGTCCTAAGTTTACAGACGGTGGAACATGGACTGTAGGTAATACAAAAATGGTTTCAACTAGCGAACAAACCAATGCAATTGGAACTTTACCGCCAGTATCAACTGGAAAATATTATTATCAGTGGGTCTTTACAGACAATGCTACCAGTGGAAATTGTAGACTTGGAATGACTCCAATTGATAATTGGGACGGCGAAACCATTGATCCAATTGCTTCTGGTGATATATTTATGGCGGATCATCGAAACCAATTGTTTAGAAAAGGTTCGACAACGGTAACTAGTATTTTAGGGTCGTCAGGTACGTATGCTTTAGCTTTTGACCTTGATGCGGGCAAGGTGTGGGTTGGATCGGTTGACACAAGTGATGGTAGTATTGACTGGTTTAATTCAAGTGGTGGGACAGATGGTGACCCCGCAAACGGCACTAACCCAACGGCGACTTTTACAGCAAATACTGTGATGATTCCTTTCGCCATGTTGGGCAAAGCTTCTGGAACTAGTTGGACTATCGAATGGAATTTTGGTCAATTTGGATTTGGCAATAGTGATGTGCCGACTGGATTTAAAAAGCTTAATTCTAAAAATCTAACCGCTCCAAGGAATAGACTTTTTTGATACTACTCTTTATGAGGGTAATGGCAAAGGTCAACGAGTAGGTGACTTTGTTCCGTTCACTGACTCAGAGAATGTGGAAAACTCAATTATATTTAATGATGATGATGCTGCCCATCTAACTAGAACTTATGCAACTCCAACAGCAGCAACTAAGTTCACATTTTCATGTTGGTTTAAACTTGGTAGTAGCACAGGTGATCAGTATCTTATATCAACAGGAACAGATAATGCTTCTGAAGGATACATTGCTCTCAATTTCAGTACAGGTGGTGGTCAAATCTGGATAGCTGACCCTAACGATGGTGCTGGTTTTGGTGCAAGAGCTACTGCAACATTTACAGACCCTAGTCAGTGGTATCATCTCTGTGTAGGAGTTGATACTACGGCAGGTAGTGGATCAAGAGTTAAACTTGAAGTCAATGGTATTGAACACACACTTGTTACTCTTTTTGGATCTGCTACACAACCATCATCTTCTCAATCTATGAATCTAAATGAAGGCAATGCTTTTACTATTGGTAGACGGCACAGAACATCTGGTGACTTATTTGATGGCTATCTTGCAAATGTATTTTTTATAGATGGTCAAAAGAAAGCTGCATCTGATTTTGGACAGTTAGATACAAGTACTAACCGTTGGATACCAAAAGCCTATACTGGTACTTTTGGTAATAACGGATATAAACTGGCATTTGGCACTGCACCTGGAACTGGAAGCGGTGCTGGAACTGATACATCTGGCGAAGGTCATAACTGGACAGAAAATAATTTTACTGCCAGTGACCAGATGATAGATACCCCTACTAAAAACTTTACAACATTTGATCCAGGATATTCTGGTGGTGGTAGTAATGTTTGGACTGAAGGTAACACAAAAGTAAAAGGTACAGACGGTTCTCTTTCAGATGCTTCAACAACAACATTCGGAATGACAGGTAAAGTTGTATTTCAATTTCAAGTGAATACAGTTGCTTCAGATTATCCACAGTGTGGATTTATAACCAGTCAAGCGGGATTAGAAGATATAAATGCTACCTCTGGTTCTATTCAGTTAGGAACCTCTTCTGTTGCTGGTAGTTTTAAGTATGATGCTATTGGTAACTTTTTTATACCAGCTGGGCCAGAAGCTACTATATTTGATTCAGTATCAAGTTTACAAGCTTTAGATGCTGACGATGTTCTTCGTTATGAAATAGACACTGACGCTGGCACTGTAAAAGTATTTTTCCAAAATGAAGGCTCTGGTTCTTTCACAGAAATTACTGGAGCAAGGGTAACTAACTTTCCTTTTGATCCAATTTTTGGAGTACGTCCTGCTGTTTCAAACTACAATAATAGTATAGTAACTTTACAAACAGGTGGACAGACAACATTATCAAGCGTAACAACAGACTTTAAAGAAATTAATCAAGATAATTTAGATGACACTGCTTCTAAGCTTACAGCATTTGCGTGGATAAAAAACAGGGATTCCACTGATAATCATATGCTCTTTGATAGAATTAGAGGTATTAATAATGATATTCATACTAATAGTACTGCAATACAAGTAACTAATACTAATACAGTTCAAAGATTTCTCCAAAGAGGTGTGCAGATTGGTAGTGATGCAGAGGTAAATACGGCTACTGAATCTTATGTTCTTTGGCAATGGCTTGTAGGAGATACTGCTTCAACAGGAAGTACTATTACTGCTGGAAGTGTTTCGACGGGTGTTCCTAGTATTGCCAGCACTGCTATTGCTGCTGATGCTGGTCACTTCTCAGTAGTTCAATACACAGGTAACACAAGTTCTGCTCAAACTGTAGGGCATGGTTTAGGAGGAGTTGCTGAAGCCATAGTAGTAAAAAATTTAGCGGCAACAAGTACTAATTGGCCTATGCTACATAAAGATTTAGGATCAATAGCAGGAGGAGGAGGCAACTATATTCTTTTAAATGATGCTGGTGTTACTGGAGCTAATACAAACTACTGGAATGACACAAGTCCAACGGCTTCAGTTTTTAGTATAGGTTCAGGGGGTACTCCTGATACAAATGACGGTGGGGGAGAAACATTTATAGCATACTGTTTTCGTTCAATTTCTGGTGTATGTAAAGTTGGAAGCTATACTGGAACTGGTAGTGCCACCGCAGGACCATATGTTCCACTTGGTTTTAAACCTAGATGGATCATGTTAAAAAATGTTTCTGTGGGTAGAGATTGGGTTATTGTTGATACAGCAAGAACACCCATAAATACTGCTGAAAAATTCTTGTTCCCTAACTTAAATATTGCAGAAGCTGCAAGAGGATCAGCGAGTGGGAGTGATTATGATATAGATATATTATCAGATGCTTTCCGTCCCTTAACAGGAGATAGCGCACCTAATGGTGACGGCAATACGATTATATATATAGCAATGGCAGATATAGGTGGTAACGGGACACTACCTCCTATATATAGTAGATAATCCAAGAAAGGAAAATAGACTATGTGGGCAAGAATTATGGGTAATCAATTGGTGGAAATTATTAATCGTCCAAAACCAATGGTTATAAATAATGTTCAATATTCTACAGCAATTTTTAGTTCTGCTTGGTCTAATGAAGATCGTAAAGCTATTGGTATTGTTCCTTATGAATATATTGGTTCAGAAGTAGACAATATGTTTTATTCTTCTTCTGAATCTTCTCCAGAAGTTCAAGCAGATAAAGTTGTAGTTACTAAAACAAAGACTGCTAGAGATATAGATGAGATTAAAACTACAATGAAACAACATGTAGTTAATATTCTTAAAAGTTATTTAGAACAAACTGATTGGATTATTATTAGAGAAAAAGATAATGGTACTGCAAAACCATCAGACCTTGCCAAGTGGAGAGATGATCTTAGAGTCAAAGCTAAAGCTTTAGAAACTGCTATTGATAGTAAAGGAGATGTAGCTAGTCTAGAAGCTATGACTATAAGTGCAGAAGAGGGAAAAATAGCAGAGTTTAATGATTGGCCTTCTAATCCAAGAGCAGGATAATGAAGTTTTTAACTATTATAATAATAGGATTTTTATTAACTATATTACCTAGTTGTGCAGCATCTAAAGATACTATTGTTAATACAGTTCCTGTAAATAATAAAAAGATAAAGCAGGAAACATGGAAACAAGGAGATATAGTTGCAGCGTTTATTGTATGTAAAACTGAAAAAGATATTATGGAAATTGCTTTTGCAGATTCACTAGGGGAACCAGAAATTTTAAATAAAATTCTTGAAAAAAAAGTTTCAAAAAAATGTATTCAGTTTCAACCACCAATTCCCTTTTTAGTAATAGATGTATTAGGTAGTTATATAGACTATAAAAAAATAGAGACAAGTATATTAAAAATAAAAAGCAAATGGAATGAACAACTAGTAGGTTATGTTATAGTTGCAGGAAAACCAGCGAAGGATAAAGGAATTTAATAATGGCGAGTACATTTACAACCAATATACGCCTTAATAAACAAGGGGATGGTGATAATCCTAATAGTTGGGGGCAAGTATTAAATGATGGCGTTATTAGTTTAACAGATCAGGCTATTGCAGGAATAGCTACGATTAGTGTAGGCGCTACAACATCTGTAACTTTAACGTCTAATAATGGTTCAGGAGATCAAGCACGATCTGCTATTCTTCATATTAAAGGAACGGTAGGAGGAAGCCATAATACTATCTCTCTTGTTATTCCAGGTAATACCAAACACTATTTAATTAATAATGCAGTTTCTGCTAATACAACGGCAAGTGACATTATTAAAATTAAAACTGCTGCTGGTGATGGTTTTGATGTGCCTCTAGGAGGTATAGGATGGGTTTATTGTGATGCTACTTCTGTTCGACCTACTAATACTAAAGGATTTAATTTAGGTACAGCAGCAAGTGCAGACATTGGTGTTTGTGCTACTAATATACCTGATACATCTTTAGCTGATCTTAGATATCTTAGAACTTCTGTAACGGTTAATACAACGCTATTAGGAACAAAGACTATACGAGATGGACAGTTTGTTATTGGTACATCTGCTAGGGCTGTAAATCCAATAACAACATTAACTGATGCTACTTCTATTGCTGTTGATTTATTAGGAGGTAATAACTTCTTGGTAACTCTTGGAGGCAATAGAACTTTAGCTGCTCCTTCTAATGCAACAGCAGGACAGACAGGGCTTATCTATGTTATTCAAGATGGTACAGGTAATCGAACTCTTGGATATAATACTGTTTATAAATTTGTAAGTGGATCAGTTCCTGTTTTAACAACAACTTCAGGCGCAGTTGATATGTTAATATATAGTGCAAGAAGTGCTACTACTATTGATGCTGTAATGCTTCATGACTTTAAGAGATAACTCATGACAGGAAAACTAGTTAAACTTGATTTTCCTCCTGGTATATTCAAAGAATCAACTGAATATGCTGAAAGCGGAAAATGGTTTAATGCAGATAGAGTTCGTTTTCGTGATGGAAAACCTGAATGTCTTAGAGGATACGAGCCTAAGATAACAGATACATATGATGGTAATGCAAGAGATTTGTTAGCATGGATTGATAATAGTCAAACAAAACGAGCAATGTTTGGTACAGATAAAAAATTATTTGAATTTCATGGTGACACAATATTTGATGTAACGCCTCTAGCATCTACAGTTACACTAGCAAATTGCTTTGGAACATCAGCAGGAACAAATCGAGTATGTGTTTCAGATAATGGAAGTAACACAGTAGTTGGAAATTTTGTAAACTTTACATCAGCAAGTGCTAATCTTGGAGGTAATATTAATTTAACAGGGAACACTTATGAAATCACTTCTGTTGTTGATGCCAATGTTTATGTAATTAGTGTTACTGATGCAGCAGACGCAACTAGTTCACAAGCAGGAAATGCTACTTTAAATTATTTAATATCTACTGGTACATCAACAGCCGTTGAAGGACTTGGATACAGTGCTGCTAAATATCAAGCAACTGTATGTGCCTCTCAAACAAGAGCTTGGGATGAGCCAGCATCAGCAGGATCATCAGGTCTAGTACGACAGATTACACAATGGAGTCTAGATAATTATGGTGAAGATGTTATAGCTAATAGAAGAAAAGGTCCAATTTTCTTTTTTGATACTGATGCTTCGACATCTCCTATAAGATTAACAACAGTTACTAACTCTCCTGCTACTGTCGATTCGGCTCTTGTTTCTCCTAATGATAGACACATTATTGCTTTAGGTTCTAATGATCTTGCAGGAAATTATAATCCTATGTTAGTACGCTGGTGTGATACAAATAGAAGAGATAATTGGACTCCATCAGTTAGTTCTAATGCTGGGGATAATTTATTAACTGATGGTACTAGAATTGTTGGAGGTGTTCGTTCTCGTAATGGAGTAAACATTTGGACAGATAATGCTTTGTGGAATATGAGTTTTGTTGGTCCTCCTTTTGTATTTAAGTTTCAACAGCTAGGATCAAACTGTGGATTAATAGCACCTCATGCTGCTATAGATTATAATGGAGCATCTATTTGGATGGGACATGATAATTTTTATACTAACGATGGTCAGGTAAGAGTTTTACCTTGTACTGTTAGGAAGCATGTTTTTGATGATTTAAATTTAAGCCAAGCAGATAAAATTTATACAGGAATCAATTCAGAGTTTAATGAAATTATATGGTTGTATCCTTCTAATAATACAACAAATAATGATTGTGATAAATATGTTATCTTTTCACCAGAAGGAAATTATTGGACTATAGGTACAACTTTATTTACAACTTTTGAAGATCAATATGTTTTTGGAAATACTATCACAACAGGAACATCTGTATCAGGAAGCAATCTTTATGATAATGAACCTGTAGGTTCTAATTTACAAACAGGATCAGGTGATCCTTTAACATCTTTTATTGAATCTGCTGACTTTGATATTGATGATGGTAATCAGTTAATGTTTTTAAATAGAATGATTCCTGACTTTGATCTTACAGACGGTAATATTAAATTTTCTATTACCACTAGAGATTATCCTGAAAGTACAGAGTCAGTTACAAAAGGACCATTTACAATTACTAAGTCTACTAAGAAAATAGATTTTAGAGCTAGAGGAAGGCAAGCCAGTATTAAAGTATCAACTAATTCAACTGAAGCTAAATGGAGATGGGGCGCAATACGTGTAGCCTTTCAACCTGATGGAGGAAGATAATGGCTCGTTATCCTAATCTTCCTTCTTTACTAAATGTAGTTGAACCTGAAACTAAAAGAATTTATAATACTTTAGAAAAATGGGGAGCAGCTTTAATTAATCAACTTGATTTAAGAGATCAAGAAATTGAAGCAGCACCAACTACAAACATTTATACAGTTGTTACCATAACTAATATTGGGCGTCCTAAAGGGGGAGATATTGCATACTCAGCAAGCAGTGGTAAGTTTAAAGGATATGTTAGTACCGCTGCATCTACAACATGGAAAGATTTGAATTAATGACTAATGAAGAATATTTTAAGTTTATTAACGATAGTACTTTGATAGGTAATTTAAATCAAGGTCAGATTATGTTGCCTGAGTTATATAATATTCAACAGAAGTTTCATCCAATTCAAAACGTATCTAGCATAAATAATAATCCACAATCTAATTATGCTTCTTTTGGAGACAGATATGCTACCAACAAATAGAAAATTTGAAGACTTTATGGATTTTAGAGATATGATTCAAGGTAATTCTTTGAATGACCGTAGAGAAATGGTTCAGTATATATCTAAAAAGCCTAGAATTGGTAGAGCATTAGGTGGACAAGCAACGCCAGCAGCAAGACAATCTGTAGAAAAATCTATGGGAGATAAGAGAATAGCAAAACCAGGAGATTCTTTAGCTGAAATATTTGTAGAATCAGCAATAACTAAATACCCTGGTATGTTTGATGAACATTTAAAACAACAAATTAGAATATCTGATGGTACTGAAATAATAAAAAGAGGTCTTACAAGTTTACCTGTAGTTGAAGCAAGTTTTGGTGGATTTTTAAAAGACTTTGGTATAGGAATTGCAAAAAGTGTAGTAGGAGATATAGCAGGAGAAGTTGTTGGAAGTGCGTTTGAAAGTTTTGATTTAGGTGGAATAGGTTCTTCTGTTGCAGATGCATTAGCAACTCCAGCAGGGAAAGGATTGTTTGGAGCAGCTACAAATGCTTTGTTTGATTATGGAGCTAAAGAAGTTTTTGGTTATGGTCAAGGACCAAGTTTTGAAAATTTTGCTACAGACGCTTTATTTAGAGGAGTAGCAGATTATTATTCTACACCAGAAGATGAACGTGCTTTTTTTGGTGAATTAGGTTTAGATGAAGAAGAAGAAGAGAAAAAACGAGCTATACTAGCAGCTAATACAGCACGGAGAAAATCTAGACAGGAAGGCACAGACCAAAAAAGTTTCTTTGATAGAGTTGTAGATTATAGTAGAATTAAAAAACCATCTGGTGATGTAAGTTTAAAAAATCTAGCACTACGAGCCTCTCCTGCTGCTGCTAGTGCTATAATGAAAGCATCAGCAGTACCTGCACAACCTCAAGGTATAGGACAACAGCAGATTCAACCTAGTAGGTTTGTTCCACGGTTAAGTCGTGAAGTAGGTGGCTTACGAGGTATTACTGTTCCTGCTAAAGTAGATAGAAATGAACTAACCCAAAAACAACTTGCAGATTTATCTAAAAACGGATTTGCTATTCATAAGGGAAAACGAATTACTCGTCAAGACTTAATAGGTCGTACAGAATATGCTCGACGTACTCAACCTGTTATGGCTGCTAAAGGTGGGCCTATAACTAATGAAGAGTTTGTTATGTCTTTAATGTATCCTCGTCAATTTTCAGGAATGGTAGGAGGTGATGGGCATGGTATGGAAGATAATGTCCAAATGCCTATTGTATCAGATGGAGAACAGGTAGCTACTCTAGCTGTAAGCCCAAAAGAATATGTAGTTGATGCATATACAATGTCAGCATTAGGTAATGGTAATGCTGATGAAGGTGCAAAGATTATGGATAAAACAATTAAATCTATCAGACGTAATGCATACGGTACAAGTAAACAACCTAATGAAATTAATGGTACAAAAGCCCTGAGATCAGGATTAAGTAGTTTAGGATAAAGGATAAAAAGATGGCATCATCATTTTTAGGTACAGGATTTTTTCAACCACAGGCTCGTCCAGGTGGAGTAACTGTTGCAACAGAACGTCTTGCAGAGGAAATTGCTCCCTTTATGCAAGACTATCTGGAGCGAGAGTCTGCTCTTGCTTCTTTGCGTTCTGAAGGATTACGAGATGAAGTAACTGGAGAACTGGTTCTTGATCCTGTAACAGGAGAACCTATTGATCCAGGTGGATATAAAGCATTTACAGGACCAACTATTGCAGATTTTACTGGTGAACAACTGGCTGCTCAACGAGGATTAACTAGTCTTGCTGGTTTTGAAACTACAGTTGATCCTGTTACTGGTGAGCGTACTGTAACTGAGACAGGTCCAGGTATAGCTGGAACTCGTTTTGCTGATGCTGAAGCTTTAATACGAGGACAGCAAGAAGAATTTACAGCAGATACTGCTGAAAAGTTTATGTCTCCTTTTCAACAAGCTGTTGTAGATATAGAGAAAAGAGAAGCACAACAAAAGTTTGAACAAGATGTTTTACCTAAAGTACAAGCTGCTGCTATTCAATCAGGATCGTTTGGTGGGAGTCGTGGTGCTTTACTAGAAGCAGAAGCTTTAAGAGGACAACAGCAACTTCTAGGAGATATACAATCTAAAGGATTACAATCTGCTTATGATCGAGCTAGGCAAGATTTTGAAGCACAGAAATCTAGAGAACGTGGACAGGCTCAAGCATTAATAGGATTATCTCCTGCTGAAACTGCTCAACGTACTAAAGAACTTCAGGGATTAGAACGTGTAGGTGCAGCACAACAAGCACAAACACAAACTGCTCTTGATGAAGCGTATAAAGAATTTCTTGAAGAACAAGCATTTCCTGAAACTGTTCTTGATCGTATGCAATCAGCAGCATTTGGTTTTCCTG